AGTAAACATGGCAGGGATAAGATATTTAAAACACCTGAAATAATGTTGGAAGCATGTTATGAATACTTTCAATGGTGTGTGGATAATCCATTGATAGAAACAGTTCCAATGAAATATAAAATATCAAGGGATGAAGAAAATATAAGCCATGAACAAGTGCCAAAAATGAGGGCTTTTACATTAGAAGGGTTGTGTATTTTTTTGGATGTAAACACAATTTATTTCAATGATTTTGAGAGATTAATAAAGGACAAAGATGATGAAATGTCAAAAGATTTTTCTAAAGTCATAACACATATACGTGAAATAATCCGCAATCAAAAGTTTGTTGGGGCGGCTGGTGGCTTCTTAAATCCCAACATCATTGCCAGGGATCTTGGCCTTGTTGATAAAAAGGATTTTGTTGTAGAAGACAAACGCAAATCAGTTGACGAATTGTTTCCAGAAATAGATGAAGAAAAGGAAGATTAACCCGAATTATTCACACCTTATTAAATCAAAATTAGCCGGGAAACGTGGCGCAATTTTAGAAGGTTCTTCAAGATCGGGGAAAACATGGAGTTCAATTGATTTTATCATTCGCCTTTGTGCAAGGTACGAAACAAACTGCACAATCAATATTATCAAAGAAACCTACAACAGCTTCAAAACAACCCTTTACGATGATTTTAACGCACGATTGCCCATGTTTGGGTTATACTCTCCATTTGCAGACGTTCAGGAAGTAGCAACCTTTAAAATACTTGGTAACAAGATCAATCTATTAGGTGCTGATAAGCCAAGTAAATTTCATGGTGCAGGCTGTGATTACTTTTGGATTAATGAAAGTTTGGACGTTGCAAGGGACATATTTGATCAATCAGAAATGAGATGTAGAAAATTCTGGTGGATGGATTACAACCCCAAAATAAGCAGACACTATGTATATGATGCGATTGCACAAAGGGATGATGTTGCCTTTCTTCATACGACTTGGTTAAATAATCCTTTTATATCTGATACTGAGCGAAATAAAATACTATCATACGAACCAACAGAAAAAAACGTAACCCAGGGAACCGCAGACACGTACAAATGGAAAGTATATGGTCTTGGCGAACGTGCAGATGATGAAGCAACAATATTTAAAAACTGGAATACATTTGATAAACCGCCTGATGAATATGACTTCAAGGTGTATGGGCTTGATTTTGGGTATACAAACGACCCGACCGGAGTGATTGAAGTTATCAAACATGGCAACAACCTGTATATGACAGAATTACTTTATGAAACGGGTTTAACAAACCAGGATATTGCAAAAAAACTTTTGCCTTTGATAGATAAAAATACGTATATTGTAGCGGATTCAGCAGAACCAAAAAGCATTAAAGAGTTACAGCTTGCAGGGCTTCCGGTCACGCCAGCGGTCAAAGGCAAAGATTCAATTAAGCATGGCATTGATAGGCTGAACAGTTACAAATTGAATCTTAATAAAAATAGTGTAAATTTGTTAAATGAATTTCGATCTTACAAGTGGACAAAGGAAAAGGACGGGACAATTATAAATGTTCCCGTTGACAAAGACAACCATTTGATTGATCCGGCACGTTATGCCATTACGAAATTCAATATTTAATGAATCTAATTAACAGGCTTTTCGGTAAGTCAGAAAGCATTAATCTGGGGAAACTAAGGAACTCTAATACCTGGTATCCCATGTCATTACTACGCTATTATTTTGCCCAATCCGACCGCAAAAACTTCGTTGAAAAAGGTTTTGGAACAAACCCATACGTTTATATGGTTATCAAAAAGATTGCTGATGTTGTTAGCGATCTACTCACAAACCATACTGAATTGCAAAACCAAGCCGGAAATGTTATTGAAGAAAGCCCTATAATTGATCTTATTGACAACCCAGAACATTGGCATGAAGTAATTGAAAACCTGATGGCAACGGGCAACGCATGGATCAATGGCATGGATGCCGAAGGGTTCAGCGGTTACAGGGAATTGACTGTTTTGAAATCAAAAAATACAAAGATCATATCAAGTAATTCAGGCGAAATACAACGATATGAATCATTGGAGTTTGGCAAGTGGAATCATTACGATATTGACAATACATTGTTAATAAAGTTTCCCAATATTGTAAAGGATAACAATGAAGGGTTGTATGGTTTCAGTCCTCTGGAAGTGGGAAAGATGGTCTATGAATCCAGCAATAATATCTTTGAAGCAGAAGCAGCCATATTCAAAAATAGGGGGGTTGTATCAATGCTAACCAATGATACTGATACGCCACTATTGCCAAATGAGATTGACCGTATACAGCAAGATTTTCAAGACCAGACGGCCGGGGCTGATAAGTTCGGAAAGATCGGAGTTACAAACACAAAATTAAGGCTGTTACAGCTTGGCATGTCGCCATCTGACCTGAAACTGATTGAATCAAATATCAATAAACTGCGTATTATTTGCGGTATCTATGGCCTGGATTCAAAGCTGTTTGGTGATCCTGAAAGCAGCACATATAATAATGTATCTGAAGCACAAAAAGCAGCATACACAAACACATACATCCCCGTTGCAAACCTTCTGATAAGGAATTATAACAACTGGCTGATTAAAGATTCATTCAAATCAACTGATAAGCTGGTGTTGAATACTGACAACGTGGATGCATTGAAGGCCGTTAATAAAGACTTAACAGATAAAACAATACAAGAATTTAATAACGGGCTTATTGATAGGGATGAAGCCAGGGACGTATTAGGCTATGAATAAAGAATTGATTAGTAATAAGATATATAAAGGCGAAACTGAAAACAAAAAGGATAAGCCAAAAAGGAAACGCAGAAAACAATATACAAAGGTTTTCATAAAGCAACAATAGTATGAAAAAGGAAATCAAATCATATTCAATCAAATCATTCAGCCTTGATATTAAGGACATTGATAGCGAAAGCAGGACGGTGAAAGCGTATGCAGCCGCCTTTAATATCCTGGATTCTGACAATGATATAATTCGTCCCGGTGCATTTGCCAAATCAATCAGCGAACGTGGCCCGAATTCATCCAGCAATAGAAAGATTGCACACCTGAGAAACCATGACTGGGATCAAATGATAGGCAACATTAAAGAACTGAATGAGGACAATTATGGTCTTATGTTTGTTTCCACACTTGGAAGATCAACCAAAGGCAATGATGCGTTATTGGACTATCAGGATGGCATACTACGGGAACATTCAATAGGGTTTCAATACATATCCGATAAGCTTGAATATATTGAACCTGAAGGTGACAGTATTGGATATTGGAACGTGACAGAGGTTAAACTGTTTGAAAATTCTGCGGTTACCTTTGGGGCTAATGAGTTCACGCCCGTTGTTGATGTTGCTAAAGGCATGGAGAAAGCCGAAGCAATAAAGACTATCAATGATGAAATGAACGTGCTTATAAAGGCATTGAAGAACGGCCAGGGGACAGATGAACGCCTATACCAGATCGAAATGAAATTAAAGGTTATCCAACAAAAATATAATTCACTTATTAACTACGAGCCGGTAATAAAGCCACTTGAAGACTTTAATAAGCCGAAAGATGATGAAAAGGATAACATCAAATCTTTTTATATTAATCTTTTAAAACAAAAATAATGAAAAAAGCAAAAAGAAATTTTAATAATAAACTTATTACGATCCTTTCAATGGTTGCCGTATTGTTTGTAAGCCTATTAACTATTGGCTTTGTTGGTGTTGAATCTTTCGATTTATCAGGCCTTTCAACTGCCGCTTCAGTGCTTGCAACAGTTCCTGTACTTGTCTGGTTTAAAAATGATAAGTTTGTTGAACTCGATGAAAGTGTATTAAAGACACTATCAGCTGAAGAATTGGCAGAATATTACAACGCTTATAATGCCAATGAAAGAAAAAACATCAATGCAGCCATTGAAGCGAAAGCATCAAAGGAAGACATTGAAAACATGAAGGTTAAACTTCAGGAAATTGTTGACAATCAGTATAAAACACTTGAAAAGATTGTTGAAAACCAGGGTTTAACTATCAAGAAAATGCAACGTCCAACCGCAGCCCAGAAGCTTTCCGCAGCCCAGCACATTGCCAATGCAATGACTGAGAAAATGGAAGACATCAAAGGTTTGCAGGCTGTAAGAAAAAACGGCTTCATCACACTTGATCTTAAAGCAGCCGGAACAATGTTGACCACTACCAATATCACAGGTGGTAACGTTCCCGTTGAAGACCGTGAAGCAGGTTTGAACCGTATTGCAAGGCGCAGGACTTGGGTACTTGATGCCATCCAGCAGGGTGACACATTCAGCCGTGTTGTATCCTGGGTTGAACAACAGAATCCTGATGGCGGAGCCGGTGGAACTGTTGAGGGTGACCTTAAAAACCTTGCTGACTTTGACCTGGTTGTTGTTGATGAAACAATTAAGAAACGGACGGTTAAGATTAAGATTTCTGATGAAATGCTTGCCGACATTCCTTTCATGGCTTCTGAAGTTGACACTGAGTTAACTGAACTGTTAAGCCTTGACATTGACGATCAGTTGTTGAATGGTGACAATTTAGGTCAAAACCTGAACGGGATCATAACCCAAGCGACTGCATTTGCAGCCGGAACATTTGCAAACACCGTTGATGATGCAAACAATTGGGACGTTCTTCAAGTGGCTATCAACCAAGTCAGGATTGCCAACCACAACCCAAACGTTATCTTTATGCATCCTTCTGATGTTACAGCAATGAAACTGGTTAAGGGTTCAGATGGTCATTATGTGATGCCGCCATTCATTGCCGCTGATGGTATGCAAGTTGATGCGCTTCCTATTGTTGAAAACACAGGTATCGCAGTTGATAACTTCCTGGTAATGGACGGAACGAAAGCAAAAGCATTTTGGAGAGAAAGAATGAACATGCAGGTTGGCTGGGAAAATGACGATTTCACACGCAACCTTGTTACGATCCTTGCAGAAGCACGTTTGTTGATTAGAATTAAAGGCAATGATTTGACAGCCTTTATAACTGGTGATTTCACAACTGCCAAAGCAGCGCTTGAAACGCCGTAATAAATAACCTTTCGCCATACAGCCTGTGCAGAGATGCACGGGCTTTTGGCAGTAGAAACCAAAACATTATGATTATGAAAGTGCGAGGAAACACAGGCAGAAACATAGCGAAAAAGGTTACAATCATTGCAACGGTTGACATTGGCAATTCTTTTAAGAAAGGCATGGAACTGGAAGTCAATGAAGCAATGGCAGAAGTTTTAATTGAAGGCGGAAAGGCTAAACTGAAAGGAACAAAGGAACCTGAGCCAGCTAAAGAGGAACCGAAAGCAGAGGTTAAAACCGAGAAGCCAAAAGAACAACCAAAAAGGAAAACCACTAAGAAAAAATGAGTTTACCAATTTTAACACCATCCGATTTCACCGGGCCGTTAAGGATCAGTCAGAATCAATTTGCTGATGATAGGCTTGCATTGTATATCACAGAATGGGAATCGTATTATTTGCGTTGCCTTCTGAACGATGAAGCGTACAATGAGATATTAGCACAGTCGCCATTGGAAGAAAAATATACTGATCTTATCAATGGTGCAACCTGGACGGATTCAGATGGTGACATAAGGGTATCAACGGGATTGATAAACGTATTGAAACACTTTGTATATTATCGCTATATGGCTGATAATTGGCTAAACACACCCGTTGGAATAACACAGAACAAGAACGAAAACAGCACACGTGCAACCGATGGGATGAATGCAGCAATAATAAAGAATAAGCATAACAGGGGTGTTGATATATGGTTGAATGAGGTTCTTCCTTTCATTAGTGAATATCAGGATTTGAGGCAAGATATTACAGGATTTACGGATGATGGTGGCGGCTTGTATACAATCTTAACAGCCAGCACAAAATATTTGGCTGACGGTGATATTGTTTCAATCAGTAATGATGATTATACGGTTGCTAATCTTGTCACTGATACAAGTTTTGAAATAACCGCTTCAGGTGCAGGGTTGACATTTTCCGGATATTTTATATATGAACCGTACAAAGATTATAATTTACCAATTTTACAAACGGCATGGCTGTAACAGATAAGACATTTAATATATCAGGTGGAGATCAGGTATTACAGACCTTTTCAACAAACACTGAATTAACATCTATGTTCACGCATTTGATTGTCCGTGGTGTTGATGCTTTTCCGTTGGTTGTTAAGTTCTCCCAGGGCAATATAAACAATGATATTGATAACGATACAAACAAGATTATTGGTGACGATTTACTTGTGCCGGTGGAAGATTGTGAAGGCAATTTGATCATTGAAAATATTATAGCAAATGGAAATTATGTTGTGGCGGTTGATACGTTCTACGGCAAATGGGGTGATGTACGCATTGAAGTAGGTGCAGCAACGACAGGGACAGTGAGAATAATAACAAACACGATCAAGAAAGTGTAATGGCTAATGATACAAAGGATTATACTAAAAAATGTTTGCGTGAAGTTGCTATTAAGCTTCAGGAACTTATTGACCTTATTGAATCTGAGGGATCATGGCGGCTTGCTGACAATGATAATCATATACAAATCCCTGCCAGCGTAACGGCAGTTAAGTTGATTGATGCAAATATAAACAGGCGGGAAGTGGCAATAACAAACAATGGTAATCAAACACTTTATATCAAGAAGGGCGCAGGGGTTACATTAACAAATTGGAGTTACTTACTAAAACGGGGTGATCTGGTTAATATAGATGATTACAGGGGTGAAATTTGGGCTGTCTGGAATGTTGCAAACGGAAATGCAGAAATAGCAGAAACATACTAATATATAAAACTTTTTCGATATGTCAGAAATTAACAGAAGCAATGACGACCTGTTATTAGAACAGGAAGCAACCACAACGGAACTGCAAACGCTAAACACCAATGGTGCGAAGGAAGCGAAGCAAGACACAATGATAACCGATCTTGGAACCATTGCGGGCGACACAACCAGCATTGATGGTAAGGTAAGTACAGAAGCAAAGCAGGATGATATTATTTCAGAACTTCAGGACATTGAAGCGGCCTTGGCCGGTGCTGGAAACACAGGAACAGAAACAACCGTAGCGGCTTCAGCAACTTCAGTGGCTTTGGTTGCTGCGAATACTGCAAGGCGGGAAATTTACATAAGAAACGATTCTAATAAGGATATGTGGATTGTCTACGGTGCAACGGCAACGGCTACAAGCGCAATCAAGCTGAAACGTGGTGATATACTTGTAGAAGATCGTTATACAGGTCAGATGGCTGGTATTTGGGACACAGCACCAACAGGCAACGCAAGGATTAACGAAGTAACAAAAGTATAATTGATTGAGTGACATAATCAAAGATATAAACACTGAATTTTTAAAGCCAAACGGCTTTTTAAATAAAACAACGGATAGCGATATTTCGTTTGTGGATGGAACGAGAACATTTACAATAGAGCCGTCCGGGGATTATTATGTGGTTTATATTAATGGTGTCGGTTATGATATTGATTCAAATTACAGCGTTGTTATTCCTGATTTAGAGGGGTTGCATATAATCTATTTCGGGTTAAATGTTTCAGAAGAAATTGAACTGAAAAGCACACAAGTGTTTTCTGATAGCATTATTCTTGATGATGCACTTGTTTCAATTCTGTACTGGGATGCTGACAACAATGAAGCCATATATGTTGGAGAAGAACGGCATGGACTAAACATGAACCGTGACACTCATTTTTATTTGCATGGATCTCAGGGGACACAGATAAGAACATACCCGGAACTTGGTTTTAACCTTGATAACTTCAGTGTTGACGGTGACGGATCAAGCAATGCACACGCACAGTTTTCAATTGACGATGGTGAAATATTTGACGAAGATTTGTATATAAGCATTGAAGACGGCAACCCCCAGGATTTAAGTCCGATACTTTACGCCCCTGTTTATTACCGTTCAGGCGCAAATGGTTATTGGAGAAGGGATGATGCAACGGCATACCCGGTAAAACGCTTTGGCACGTCACGCCTTGCCTTTAATGAATGGACGGGTACAACATGGCAACAAACAGAAGTAACAAATGAATGGTTTGTTGGTAGTCTTATTGTGGCAACTTCTGACATCACAGAACCTATCAAGGTTATACAGGGTTGCTGTGAATACGAAACCGTTGGAAAAGCTAAAAGCGGTTTATTGGATGAAATAAGGGATTACCTTTTATCTGACAGTTTTGCAGTTGAAGAAGTGCCAATTGGATTCGTTTTATATCAGACGGCAACGGCATACACCAACGCAGTAAAAGCAAAGACAGTAAGCCAGGATAGTAATGATTTTCTTGATTTTAGATCAAGTGATAAGAAGGATCTGACGACTAAAAAGAGTACCGTAGTAAACAATTTGACCATTAACGGGGGCTTGACCTTCGGGCAATCACTTAACCCGCCAACGATTACAACAAGCCAGGCGCCATACAACCCTGCGGGCTTATTTGATTATGTATTGATCAGGATTCAGGCAAGCACAACCGTACAGATTAAAGGGCTACCACAACCCGATCCGATTGAGGTCCGGGTTATAGAGTTTAAAAATTATGGCACAAAGAATATAACTTTTGTTAATAACTCGGGTGACGTTGCAGCAGAAGAAAGATTCGATTTTGATAATAACAAGGTGTTAGGGCCAAAAGGCGGTTTAACGGTTAGATATGATGACATTGATTTAAAATGGTTCTTGACAGGTGCAGTATTATAATATGGAACTATACAGAGAAATAAAAACCGGAAAGACTTGGACGTCATTAACAAATGATGGTATCTGGGGTCATGCTATTGGCTACGGTTCTGCACCTTCGGGTTATGAATCCGTTGATCTTGAATACCTGGATTTGATTCACGAATACATTTTAGGTGTGACCTTCGTAGATCGGTTCCAGATTCGCCAATGTGTTGACGGTTATATTTCACTTAATAGCTGGTCAGGATTGAACGATGCATCAAAATGGATCGCTATAAATTGGAATAGTAACGAGGTGACAGATAGCCAAAAAGTAACTTTTCTAATGGCTGAAGGGTATTCACAAGCTGAAGCCGGGCTATTATTGAAACAAAAATGGCACTATAATCACATTGTTAATAGCGTGCCATCTTGCCCGATTCGTTGGGCTTACGCAAAGTATGAATTTATGGCAAGGATTCACCCGGACGACATAGCGGACTTTTGTGAAAACAATTTCAAGTTGATTAGTAATTATACACAAAATGCCGTTGAAGGGCTTGAATACTATGATATTATGAACGGGATTATGGATTTTGTGGAGAGTACAAACGATTATAGTGGTAACGGGATGGCCGAAAATTATACATTAGCTGATCCAACGGGTGACAGTTGGGCAAGCCTTATAAGTGACGTAAAGGATATTATTATTAATGCTAAATATACACCGTATAACGGGAATTGATGGAACTACAAACAGGTGATATATTACTGGTTTCGGGCCGTGGTAAGCTTGCCAAAGCCATTCAGAAGTTTCAAAAGAAACAAGATGAAAGGGCCGGCAAATGGAATCATTCAGCAATGATATACAACGCTGCAAGTGGTCAGTATGTTTGTGAGGCATCATATTTACATGATTACAGACTGAAGGCCGGTGTTGTCTTCAATCCTATTGCTGACTACCTGGAAGGCGATAATGATTTGATGATTATGCAACCGCATGAAACAATACCTTCCATATCATTTGAGAAGAAGTATTTTCATTATGCCGGCACGCCATACGAATATAAGAACCTACTTATTGAACAACCGATAAGGATTTTATTTAATAAGTGGATTGGAAGTAAGAAACATAGCGATAAACGAATGGTATGCCATGAGTTTGTTATGACAGTCTATTGGGAAATTACAGGTATGTTCCCAAATTATTATAAAGCCAATATTGCGGATATTTACCATAATCCATATTTCACTAAAAAACAGATAAAATGAAAACAATTACTACTTTGATTTTAGCCCTTGTATGCCTTTGCAGTTATTCACAATTGACACACACAATTAACCTGGCTGATGTCACAACCGACTCAACCTATTTCTTTACAAAAGATAATACGAAGTACAGCAATGCGATGGGCATGACATTGTTAAGTCAGAACATAACCGGAACAAGTGGAACCATAGACTTATTACACGGTGCAACGGATTCTACTTATGTCATCCTTGATACTTATACGGTCATTTCTGATACGGTTTTTGTAAAGGTTGGTGATTCAACACCGGTTGAAAGGTATGGCTTTAAGGTTACAAAAGGGACGCTATCAGCCGGAACAATTACGCTTTATTATTCACGTAAAACAAGCAAATAATGAAAAGGCTACTGAAGATTGCAATAAGGTTTTTGATTGGGGCCGGTGAAGGTGCTTTATCAGCAACGGTCAACCCGATTATATTACCTATAAAAAAGGGTGTTGAATCTGTTAAGAATGCAAAAGCAGACGAAGCAACAGGCAAAGGTAAGATTGACCTTGCGCACAGTATCGGGTTTTTTGGTGTTATCATTGCCGCAATTGTTTTGATTGTACTGTTTGTAGACGTTGAAAAACTTCAGATTATACTTGATTTCTTTAAAGATGTGAAAGCAAAATAATGGTTATAGTACCTTACATATTGCGTGATTTTATTAACGATCTTGATTTGTCCCTGCCCGTATTGGATATTTCCAACGATGGAACAAACACAACAATCACACTATCAAACATATACCATGCAAGAAAAGGCATAATATACGATATTGACGGAACTGATTACATGGTTATTAGTATAAACAGAGCCAACAACACGGTCATAGTTGGGGGTGTGATCCCTTCAGCGGTAACAGCAACTATTCAAACCCCCTTCTTTGACCATGATACGCCCTATGGCGAAAACAATAAATTGGGACAAATACCAAATGCAGCCGACAAACTGCCATTGATTTACTTGCTTGAAATACTCAGAGAAACGAGATTCAACACACCTGATGCGATTGTGGATACTGAAGCAGACATAAGACTATTTTTCTTGGATCAGGCAAACGTATCAGATTGGATGGTGCAGGATTATTACACAAACGTTATTGAAGGACAAAGAAATTTGCTTGAATATTTCATTGATCAACTGAAATTAAGCGGTTTGATTGGCGAATATACCCAGGACACTATTTATAATTGGAAACGATTTGGGGTATATCAGACGAGTGCAGGAAGCACAAATAGCCTGTTTGACGAGGAATTGAGCGGTGTTGAATGGCGGGTATCATTACCGATTTTAAAAAATTTGAATTGCGGTTAAACACCCGTAATTTTATTATAATTAATAATTTATGTTAAACACTTAAAACTTAGAAATTATGGCAGACGCATGTCAATGTAATTTAGGGTTCGAAAATACGGGTGTTCCGAATTGTCAACCCATTGCCCAGGTGGCAAAAAAACTTATCGTAGTACCTTTGTACGCTAACGATGGAACCAGAAACCAGATTGATTTAACTGCAACGCTTGATGCAGCTTACTTTTCTGCATTAATCAACAACACCGATTCAACTAAAAGGTTTTACCCATTGCCGTTGATTGATAATGTTGAAGATGTACGTGCAGACTCAATCACCGAAACACTGAATTCAGGCCAGGAAATTTTTGTTCAAAAAGGAACCAGAACTTTCACCGGTGTATTGGTTCGCCAATCTTCTGTATTTTACAGCAAAATTGATAACCTTCGTTGTTTTGAATTTGGAATTTTCGTTGTTGACAAATCAGGAAACATCATTGGTTCAATTGATGCGGACGATGCAACAAAATTGAATCCAATACAGGTTGATCAAAATACATGGAATCCTATCCTTGTTAAAACAACTGATACAACCGTTCAGAAAGTACAGATTAACTTTGCATGGTCATCCGTTGAGGAAGACGGCAACCTACGCATTATTGAAGCTTCTGAAATTGACACAAATGCTTTGAACTTGTCCGGCTTGCTTGATGTGAATAGCGTTATTTCAGCGATTTCAACAACAGGATTCACAAACACAATGACACTTGATTACGGTTCAGCAGTGAATAAAATTGCCGTTGAAGGTTGGGTGGCCAGTGACTTCTCATTGTATAACAACACAACTGCCGCCGCCGTTGTCATTACTTCAACTACTGAAAGTTCTGCCGGGGTTTATGATTTCATTATTCCTGCACAAACTTCAGCTGACAACCTTACGTTATCAGGTCAGAAAGACGGTTATGAAATGCCCGATGTTTCATTCGACATTCCTTAATTATGAAGGCTGAATTTATCAGGTTGGGAAATACGGTTTTTAACAAAACAGTAATAAAATCGCTGAGTTACTCTAAGTTCAAAGAGGCTTACATCGGGAAGCTGAAAGGGATAGATATTAGAGAAGCGTTTATTGCCTGTGGTGGTAAGATCGTAGAACCCAAAGTGAAGGAAGAAATTAAGGAAGAAAAGAAAGAAAAGAAGAAAAAGAATGACAATTAATTGTGTGTTTCCATAAGCACAAATTTAAAGG